ATTGACGTAGTGCAGGAAAGTGCCCTACCGTCTGATGGATCGTTTACGCAGGTTCTGGTTACGTATAACTTCGGTCTGCATTTCTATCGTCAGGCTACAGGCATCTAAGGAGTAATTATCAATGGCTGCTATTTCACGCGCGCAACTACTTAAAGAACTGCTCCCCGGCCTGAACGCCCTGTTCGGTCTGGAATACGCACGTTATGGTGAAGAATGGAAAGAACTGTTTGAGATCGAAAGTTCTGACCGTTCCTTTGAAGAAGAACAGAAGCTGTCCGGTTTCGGCGCTGCTCCTGTAAAGAACGAAGGCTCTGCTATCACCTATGACACCGCTCAGGAAGCATGGTCTACCCGATACACCCACGAAACCATCGCTCTTGGCTTCTCTCTGACCGAGGAAGCTGTAGAAGATAACCTGTATGACTCTCTGTCTGCTCGTTATACTAAGGCGCTGGCTCGTGCTATGGCGTACACCAAGGAAGTCAAGGGCGCTAACGTGCTCAACAACGGCTTCAACGCTAACTACCCCGGCGGCGACGGCAAACAGCTTTTCAGCAACGCTCACCCGTTGGTTAATGGCTCTACCCTGTCTAACGTACCTTCTACCCCCACTGACCTGAATGAAACTTCTCTTGAGAACGCCGTCATTCAGATTTCTCTGTGGACTGACGAACGTGGACTGCTCATCGCAGCAAAACCGAAGAAGCTGATTATTCCTCCGGCTCTTCAGTTCGTTGCTACCCGTCTGTTGGAAACCCAGCTTCGTGTTGGCACCACCGACAACGACATCAACGCTCTGGTTAACAACGGCTCTATTCCGGGCGGCTACAGCATCAACCACTTCTTGACCGACACGAACGCTTGGTTCTTGCAGACTGACGTTCCTAACGGCCTGAAGCACTTCGTTCGTGCTGCTCTGGCTACCTCTATGGATAGCGACTTCGATACCGGCAACGCCCGTTACAAGGCTCGTGAAAGGTACTCGTACGGTTGGAGTGACCCGCTGGCTATGTTCGGCTCGCAGGGCTAAACCTTGTAAATCAAGGACTTGGAAGGGGCTTCGGCCCCTTTCTTTGGATAAAATTATGAACAAAACTATTTTTGAAGGTAATAAAGCATTTATCGGCGCTGAACATGGGAAGCCCCTATTTTTGTCTGAAGTCGATAAGAGAAAGGTTAAAGCCATAGCAGGTAAATACGGTGTTTGGTACGAAGGCGCGGGGGGTGATGTTGAATCTAACGCAAGTTTGTTTGCGCCTGAAGACTACGAAGGGTCGTGGGATGACAAGTTTGCTGGCTCTGTACAAGGCTATCCCTATGAGTTTTTGTACACGATTTTCACTAATACCTCGGTTAACAAGCAAGCAAAAGCCTTGACTGCTCCCAGCAAAACCATATTCGCCAGCATCATGGCCGCACAAGAAAAAGTAGGCTACTTCAAAGACAGAAAATTTGGAGAAAATACTCTGCGAAAATTTCTTATAAATTGTGCAAGTGTGGGCATAAATTTCTTGGTGATGAGCCAGAAGAAAGCTACTGCGGATAACGTGGCCCAGTTTCTTAAAGCGGGCGAACAGTTGATGTGGCCTTCAAACTGGTCGGAGTACCCCAATGCTGCGGGTAAAGCTATGAAAAAAGCCGAAGAAGCTAGGATAAAGTTCCTTAAAAGTGCCGCTTCTGGGGTATATGTAGTGGGTAAAGACCACTTAAAATTTTTAGTTGACACGCACCGAAAACCCTAGTATAAGAAAACTAAATCTGGGACTTTTTATTTTGCCTGTCAGACTGGCCCAGCAGACTAGCACACGATTTCAGGCGCAAGTGCATGAGGAAATTCGATGGCTTTTTCAACCTTCTCTGGCCCAATTCGCTCTGGTACTGTTCGTTACGGTACTGGCAATAATACCGGCGTTGCCGTTCTCGCACAGTCAGCCTCTCTTGGTCTGACTACTTCTGTTGCCTGCGTCCTCCCTGCTGGTGCACAGATTCTGAATATCTTCATTGACGTAACCACTACGTTCACTACCAGCTCGACGCTGGCTGTTGGCGACGGCACCACTGCTGATAAATACGTCACGGCGATTACCACTCCTACTGCTGGCCGTCAGACTATTACGTTCACCGCAGCGCAGCTCACGGCTATGTCTAACATTGGCACTACTGATGTGGCGGTAACTATCACTATGGCAGGCACCACTGCTGTTGCAGGTGCGGGATTCATTACCGTTGTCTATGCACAGAAAGCTAGCGATGGCTCACAAGACCCAGCAACTCCGTAAGTAGTTAGCAAATGGTTACACCAGTGGAACCGCAAGTTATAGTAGACGCTGTTATCGCACTGGTCGGTGCTTTGTTTGGTTGGTTGTTCAAGATGGTCTGGGATGCTATCAAAGAGCTACAGAAAGACATCAAGGATACCAACCAAACTATCCATGAAAGCTACGTCAGAAAAGACGACTACCGCGTTGAGATTGCTGAGATCAAAGGCATGTTCAACCGGATAATGGATAAGCTAGACGGCAAGGTAGATAAACAATGACCAGACCTTCACGCGGAGTTGCCGCAATACAGAAAAAAGCCAGAGGAAATGATATGAAAGCTAAGAATGTTTCCATGAAAAAGACCAAGATGTCTGTCAAAAAGCCTATGGACAGAGCAAGCCTCGGCCCCGCTATGAGCGCCGGAGCTATTCCGGGCATGAAAATGGGCGGTTCTTGTAAGGGTTATGCTAAGGGCGGCTCTATTGATGGTGTTGCTAAGAAAGGCAAAACCAAAGGCAAAATGTGCTAAGAGGGTATTATGGCTAAACCATATCAAAAGTACAGTAAAACGCGCCGCCCCGTTAGTAAAACTCCCGGAAAAGTCAGTGCAACGCCGGAAAAACTCCCTGAGCCTAAGACCTCCCGCATAGGAAGAATGGCCTCTCGCACTCTCGGCGGGTTGGGGCTTATGGCTTACAGCCCTGCGGTTGGAGAAGGATCAGATAAGCCCAAAAACTATCCGGGAGAAGGGTTGAAAGCGAAGGAAAAATCTTCCCCTGCAAAGCCCACTGCTACCGGAATGGAGCGATATAGAGAACCTGCGACTTCGGCCCGTGCATCTTCTGCGGCGGCAAAGCCCGTGAGCGCCCCGGTGAAAGTTTCTGAATACCCGCCAAAAGGGTCGTCTATTGACACCACTGAGCTTAAACGCTATCGGGATACTAACGCAGCGGATAGTTCTAAAGCAAAACCTTCTACCCCCGCTTCCACTAAGCCGGTAAAACGCCCAGTGAAAAGCGCTAGCACCAGCTCTGCAAGTGCTAGAAAAAGTTCGGCAAGCGATAGATATGATCCAAACCTTGATTCTTCTGTAGCAGTGGGCACCACCGCCCGTGCTTCTATGGGGCCATCAGGTATGCGCTATGAAAATACTCCTCGCGGGCAGACTTTCAAAAAGGGCGGGTCTGTCAAAAGCCGTGGTGACGGCATAGCGCAACGCGGGCATACTAAAGGAAGGTTTGTGTAATGGCTGGGGGAGGACAGAATATAGGCGAGCTGCTGAATCAGCAGAACCCGATGGGGCAGTTTAATACGCAGTCTGGCTATAATAATTTTGCCTCCCCTAACCAGAACTTCATGCAGTATCCACAGCAGGGGCAGCCAAACCAGCCCACCCAACCACCGGACTTTATGCCTGTGCTGGCAAGCCAAACACCTCCTGTTATCAACACGGGTGGGCCTAATGCTGGAGGGGATTACCCAAGCACGAACATGGGTTTTGACGGCAGTGGGAGTGATAGCGGAGTTGGAGGGCAGCCTGTAACGCAGCCGCAGACGCCTTTACAGCAAGGTAATAAGCCTATAGGATTGAATCAATATCGTCCACAGCAAGGGCTTCAGATTCAGGGTAATCCAACTGCATCATTTGTGCAAAACCCCCAACAGAGATAAAACATGCAACCGCAAGTCCGATCACAGACAGCCGCAGGATCAACTTCTCCAATAGTCACAGACTACTACATCTCTCCGTTCAATGTAGGGTTTGGCGTTGTGGTATCTGGCACTGTTAACTACACCGTGCAGCATACCTTCGATGGTACTACATGGTTTGACCATCCAACCATAGCAAGTAAAGGCACTAATCAGGACGGCAACTATGCTTTTCCTGTACTACAAGTTCGCCTAACAGTAAACTCAGGGGGTGGTACGGCTACTCTCACGCTGATTCAGGCGGGTAAACCCTAATGCCCTATGTGGGTGGTTGGGGTACTGGGCCTTGGGGCACTGGGCCTTGGGGCACAACAGGCGCCGTTATTTCGTATGTAGGGTTTACAGGCGTTGCCAATCTCGCAAACACTTCGACAGGAACGGCGATTAGCGTTGTCGCTAATGCCTATAGTGATTTTGGTGATGACGTAGGGGACCACGGTGTTGTTGATCTATACACCACATATGTACCGCTCCCCACTGATTCCTTCATATCTATGGAGTCTACAGGATACGTCCTGCAAGAATCCGACAGCAAAATTTACCTAGAGACCTAATCAATGCCTGACACAAAAATCTCAGCAATGCCCGGTGCAGCTACCCTCACGGGTACAGAGATTGTGCCGTTGGTTCAAACTGGGGCTAATGTTCAAACGACAGTAACCAATTTTGTTGGGCAGGCTCTTGACGTTACTCCTGCCACGATACCCAGAGGTGGTACCAACCTAACAACCTACACGCTGGGGGATACTCTCTACTCCTCTGCTGCGAACACGTTAGCAAAGCTGGCGGGCAACACCACCACTACGCAGAAATTCTTGACTCAGACCGGCACAGGTGCAGCTTCTGCTGCACCTGTATGGAAAGCGCTTAGCCCATCTGACATAAACACTCAGTACGGTGCGTTTCATTACGACTATACCACTACCCTGACAAGCACTATTAACGGTACTGTTGGTACTATTCCAGTTGTCTCCACGACAGGTTTTTCTTCGACTGGTGCACTCATCATTGGTAACGAGATTATCACGTACACGGGTATTACAGCTACTTCGTTTACCGGGTGTACTCGCGGGGTAAATAGTTCAGTAGATAGCACACATACGGCTGGTGCTTATGTAGGAGGAGCGCAGGTTGCTACAGCAAACACGGCTACTTTGCTTCAGATCAATACAGTCGATCTCAGTAATGGTGTGTCGCTTAACACTACGACAAATGAGTTATCGGTAGCAGTAGCAGGCACGTACAACCTCGCTTTTAGCATCCAACTATTTAACACAGGTAACAGCCAAGATTTTAGCAATGTTTGGTTCGTACTTGATGGGGCAAATATAGCCTCTACAGCGAGTTGGGCAACTACGGCGGCGAGATCGGGGCAAGTACCCGGAGCAGTAATTATGGCTGCTAATGTGTTTTTGACGCTGACAACATCCAATAAAGTCACTATGAAATGGTTAACTACCAATGGAGATACTTCCGTTGTAACCTATGCGCCTAGCGTAAGCCCGTCATATCCGGCAGCCCCTGCTGTCATCGTAACCGTCAATCAGGTGTCTTAATGGCTAAAGAAATCTGGGACAAACCAAGGCCGAAAGGATTGGGCAAACCGAAGAAACTAAGCTCGGCTAAAAAGACTGCGGCCAAGGCTATGGCTAAAAAAGCAGGTCGTCCGTATCCGAATCTCGTTGATAACTTAAGAGCTGCGAGGAAGAAATAATGGCTAAATCACCTGCATGGACTAGAGCAGAAGGTAAGAATCCGAAGGGCGGCCTCAATGCAAAGGGTCGCGCTAGTGCTAAAGCTCAGGGCATGAACCTGAAACCCCCCGCTCCTAAACCCAAAACAGAAAAAGACGCAGCTAGGCGTAAGTCATTTTGCTCCCGTATGAAGGGTATGAAAAAGGTTAATACCTCTGCTAAGACAGCTAAAGACCCTAACAGCCGTATAAATAAAAGTCTGCGTGCTTGGAATTGTTAACTAGGAAAAGCTATGGCAACTTACTTTACTCTCGATTTGGTGCCGCAAGGCGGTGGGTTGCTAGGGTCTCCTGTGTCTGTTGGAGTGGTAAACAACGGCACAACCTTTGCCGTTCCTATCTTTGAAGACGAAGCGTTAACTATACCACTGGCTAACCCCTTCAACATAACTACTACAAACATACACTTTTGGGTAGCTAATGGGGCAATAAGCTACGACATCCTTCTTAATGGGGGCAATCTTTTATCCCCTGTTACGATCAGCAACATCTGGACGTTACCGGGGCCGATCTGGGCTGATGTGTCTACATTTTGGGAAGACCGTGCCTCCGAGTGGGCGTACATTTCTCCCTACATTGTCGCCGTGGCTTCTCGGTCTGAAGAGGCAATGTGGACGCCAGACATGGCGGAAATCATTGAAGAAGCCTATGAGCGATGTGGGGTCGAGGTTCGTACCGGCTACCAATTCCGCACTGCTAGGCGCAGCTTGAATCTACTCTTTCAAGAGTGGGCTAATCGTGGGTTGAACCTCTGGACTATCGAGCAGGGCGAAATTCCTTTGAATGTCGGGCAGGTTGCCTATGAACTGCCGAATGATACTGTTGACCTGATAGAGCATGTAATACGCCAAAACCAAGGCAGTCAGTACAATCAGGTTGACCTGCAAATCTCACGCATCGCGGTGCCTACATACGCCACTATACCCAATAAACTCGCACAGGGTAGACCTATTCAGCTTTATGTAGACAGGCAAGCACCGACTCCGATTGTCCGAGTGTGGCCTACTGCGAATGTGACGGGATACACTTTGGTGTACTGGAGACTGCGGCGTATCAGAGATGCCATGAAGCCGGGGTATGGGCAGATGGATATTCCGTTTCGTTTCATGCCACCACTGATCGCTGGCCTTTCCTATTACCTGTCTTTGAAGGAAGTCAGTGCTACGAACAGAACCCCAATGCTCAAGCAGATGTATGACGAAGCATTTGATCTTGCTAGCCGTGAGGACAGAGATCGTTCACCAGTAAGGTTTGTGCCGAGGATTGTAGGGATTGGTAGCGGTGGCTGGTAATGTCTAAGAACTTCGCTTCTGAAAAAAAAGCCATAGGGCTATGCGATAGATGCGCCCAAAGATACCCTCTTAAGAAACTGCGAACCTATGTTGTCAAAGGTCGGGTCATCAATCAAAGGGTTTGCCCTACGTGCTGGGACCCAGATCACCCGCAATTATGGGTAGGCATTATCGGTGCTCAAAAGGCAACTAACGATCCTCAAGCCCTGAGAAACCCTCGTCCTGACACTAACCTGAATGACAGCAGAGGGTTGTTTGCGTGGAATCCTGTCGCCACTCAGACCATAGCAACGACAGTCAATAGTGTTATAATTTCACAATTCGATTCATTCTCTGAAACCTAACGAGGTTAGTAAGATGGCTAAGACTAAATGGGAAGGTTCTGCTAAAGACGTTGCCCAAGACAAAAAACTAGCGAAAAAGCACAAGATGTCTTTTTCTGACTGGGAGAAATCTTCAATGGACAAAAAGCATGATACGCAGAAGTCCATGAAGGGTCTAAAGAAGGGCGGTGTCACCACTGCTGAAGCTAAGAAAATGGGCCGTAATCTGGCCCGCGTTGCAAATCAGAGGACAAAGTAATGCGTAAATCCAAACCTGTATGCTGCGATCATAAAGAAGGCAGCGCTGAGTACGCGGGTGTTAAACAAGTAGAAACCCCTAAAGGCAACGGCTATCCTGTAGAACTGACCGCAGAAAAAACTGTACAGGTTCGTGGTACTGGCGCTGCTACTAAAGGAACTAAAGCATCTAGCAAAATGGGCTAAAGATGAGCTTAACATACGCGCAGTTGTCCACCGCTATTCAGCAATACACTCAGGTCAATGAGACAAGTTTTATTGCTAACATACCTAACTTTGTCCAAAACACAGAGGTCATTGTTAACAATGCGGTGCAACTGCCTGCGTCTAGGCAAACTGCTACGCTTACGGCCACTGCTGGAAGCCAATATCTGACGCTTCCTACGGGATTTTTGTCGATGTTTTCTCTGGCAGTGTCTAGCCCCACAGAAGGCTACGTGTACCTTCTGAACAAGGATGTTAACTACATCACTGAAGCCTATCCATACCAGACCGCTCGCGGTCTCCCCGTTGCCTATGCGCTGAACAACGCATCTCAGATGATTCTTGGGCCAATCCCAAACAGTGCCTACTCCTTGGTCTTGAATTACTACGCTTACCCGCAGAGCATTGTAACCGCAGGAACTAGCTGGCTGGGAGAGAACTTCTCGAACGTACTTCTCTGGGGGTCTATAACAGAAGCCTATATTTACCTGAAAGGGGAAGCGGATTTGATCCAGACCTATCAGGCTAAATTCCAAGAAGCTCTGGCAGAACTGAAACAGCTAGTCGATGGCAAAGATCGTGGCGATACATACCGCAGAGGGCAAGTTAGGGATATGGTGACGTAATGGCTATTTACCAGACTGTCGTATCTACATTCAAAAGTGAACTGCTGAGCGGGGTGCATGACTTCGCTTCTGGCGGAAGCACTTTCAAAATTGCCCTGTACTCGTCTATGGCTAATCTTGACTCGGCTACAGTGAGCTATACCGGAACTACAGGTGAAGTTCCCAACGGAAGCGGATATACTACAGGCGGAAAGACGTTAACAGGTCAGTCTATTACAGCATCAGGAACCGTTAGCTTTGTTGATTTTTCTGATGTTTCATGGATGGGCGCGTCGTTCTCCGCCGCAGGTGCTTTGATTTATAATGACTCTGCTGTCGGAAAGCCTGCTGTCCTCGTGCTCAATTTTGGTGGAACCTATCTGTCTACTAGCAGCACTTTTACAGTGAGCTTCCCCAACGCAACTAGCACTACGGCGCTTCTGATACTTAACTAACGAGCATAAAAGGCCGCACAATGAAAGAAATATCTCTGTTCCTTACCGTCGATGAAGTCAACGCTATTCTGGCTGTGTTGGGTGATCTACCTACCAAGTCAGGGGCGTTTCCTCTGGTCATAAAGATCAAGGAGCAGGCTGAAGAGCAGGTAAAGTCTGACGAAAGCGAAGCGTAAGGAGTAACGAGATGGCCTTTGGCTTAAGTTCTAAGTCCTTGAAACGCCTTGAAGGGGTGCACCCTGACTTGGTGAAAGTCGTCAAACGCGCTATTGAGATCACACCTATTGATTTCGTAGTAATTGAGGGCTTACGGACGAAAGAACGCCAGCACTATCTGGTAGCCAAAGGTGCATCCCAAACCATGAACTCCTACCATCTCACAGGCCATGCAGTAGACATAGCGCCACTCGTAGATGGGCAAGCTAGTTGGGATTGGAAGTATTACCATCAGTTAGCCCCTGCTATTAAACAAGCAGCTAAAGAGTTGGGTGTAGACATCACTTGGGGCGGTGATTGGCGAAAATTCAAAGATGGCCCGCATTGGCAGATACCGAGATGAAATTAAACCCTTTAGCAAGTTGGCTGCTAGATAGACTACGAGAGAAATCTACATGGTATGCCGTGCTGGGCCTTTTGGCCGCCTTAGATGTTCACTTCAACCCTGAACTTACGCAAAATATAACCGAGTTAGCTGTAGCTGTCGCTAGTGTGATAGCTTTCGTAACCAAAGAGGAAAAATAAATGGCGTCTACTTATTCCCCCAATCTTCGCATTGAACTCATCGGTTACGGCGAACAGAACAACACATGGGGTACTACGACCAATACCAACCTTGGTACGCTGATTGAGCAGTCGATTGCTGGTCAAGCTGCTATAAATGTAACCGCAGGAGATGTACCCCTGTCGGTTGCCAATGGCGCTACTGACCAAGCTCGTCAGATGATTTTGGGAATTACAGGTACTCCGGGCACTGCTCGAACTGTCACTGCCCCCAGTGTTAGCAAGGTATATGTAGTAGCTAACGGATCAAATGCTACTGTTACTGTAAAAACAGCCGCAGGCACGGGTGTTCCAGTTTCTGCTGGTAAAGCTAAATTTGTTTACTGCAATGGTACGGACTTCTATGAAGCTACCACTGAGCAGGCCAGCGCAGCTATTACGAACCTCACTGTATCAGGCAATACCATACTAGGCGATGCGTCAGCAGATACTGTGACTATCAACGGAACAGTTCAGCCCGGTGTGGTTATATCTGGGTCTTCTAGCTCTAATGCCTTACGAATCACGCAGACTGGTTCGGGCAATGCTCTGGTGGTAGAGGATGACACTAATCCTGATAGCAGCCCGTTCGTTGTTGAAGCGACTGGCGATGTTTTGATTGGAACAGCTACATCTATTGCGGGAGCATTTTCGGATACAGGAAAGTTACAGGTAGCAACAAATACTGGCGAAGCAACACAACACAATTATGCGTTCCTAAGTAACCCGAATGGGTCAATTATTTATCTTAACAAGTCCCGTTCAGGTACAATCGGCGCTAACACAATAGTCCAGAACGCTGATATTCTTGGGCAATTAGTGTTTGCAGGTGCGGACGGGTCATCTTACACAAGGGGAGCGGCTATCATAGCGGAAGTAGACGGCACCCCCGGCACTAACGATATGCCCGGAAGGTTGGTGTTCAGCACTACAGCGGATGGCGCTTCCTCCCCTACAGAACGGATGAGGATTGATAACGCGGGGCGCGTAGGCATTAACGGCACGATCAGCACCGCCGCTTTACTTTCCTTAAGAGGAACATACCCTACAGACTCAGTTGCCGCATGCACAGTAGCTAATATCCAAGGTACTATTCCTAGTACCGTAACAGGAACATATAACGGCGTCTTTAATTTCCCAAGCACTGCTGCGAGTACAGCACTTACCACATTCAGAGGTTTTTCTTCCGCATTACAGACACTGGGCGCTTCTTCAACAATATCTGTAATGCAGGGCTTTTATGCTGACTCATCGTTGGTATCAGGTACTACCAATTACGGCTTCTACTCGAATATAGCTACCGCTTCAGGCCGCTACAACTTTTACGCTGCTGGCACTGCTGACAACTTTTTCCAAGGCCCGATTAAAAGCAATGGTACTGTAGCTGGCGGGTATTTCGCCCATTCAGCAGGTACGACCGCAATGATGCTTGGTTCTTATAATGTGGTCAAAGTAACGCCAAACGCAACGGCAACTTATACTACTACTGTAGCTCCGGCAGGTGCTGAATCTTCCATTATCATCGTGACGAGCGGCACGACATCTTACACCATTACCTTCGGTACGGGGTTCTTAACAACGGGCACACTGGCTACTGGCACTGTCACGGCTAAGACTTTCGTTGTAAACTTCGTATCAGATGGTACCACTATGATCGAAACTTCTCGCACTGTAGCGATGTAATTTAGAGGAAACACAAATGGCAATATCAATCGAATGGATCGTTACCCGTCTTGAAGTAATACACAAAGACGGCCTTGAAAATGTAGCTGTTCAGGCATGTTTCGATGTCGAAGGATCAGATGGAGACCTAAAAGGGTTTACGCAGAGTGATGTGTCTTTCGCTAGTACCGATCCAGCTACGTTCACGCCTATCGAGCAAGTAACGAAGGAGCAGGCTGCCGCATGGGTAAAGAAGGCTCTAGGTAGTCGCGTTACGGAGTTTGAAGACCGCGTTATAGAACAGATTGAAAGACAGCGTGCCCCACAACCTAAGTCAATCGACCTGCCGTGGATGGCGGCCAGCGAGCCTGAACAGGCACCATTGGGTTAAGCTATGTCAAATCTATCCAACCAGCAAATAAACCAAACCTTCAACGGTTTACTCCAAGTCCCCGGAGGAGTTACTTCTGCCCTGCAAACGGTGCAGGATGGTAACGGTGCAAGCACTCAGCTAAAAGTAAGCACCACGCAGGTTCAGGTCGGACTCGTAAACTCTGGGGATATTCTTCAAGTGCCGGGCGGTGTTACCTCCCAGCTTAAAACTGTTTATGATGGGGACAATGTAGCTACGGGGCTGCAAATAAGCACGACTGGAATTAACGCTGCTTACGCTCAACAGGACTACGGCAGCTATGCCAACTACGTTGAGTCACAGACTATGACGTGGATAGCACACCGTGGCGGTGCGGGTATGGCTCCTGAAGACACGATGTCTTCTTTTGCGAATGGTATCGCACTGGGCAGTAAAATAATCGAGTGTGATGTGCAGATCAGCTTAGACAACGTACCTGTAATCATCCACGACTCTACTGTGGATCGTACTACCAATGGCACAGGCGCAGTCGCAGCATTGAATTACTATAGCTACATGCGCGGGCTGGATGCTGGATCATTCTTTAACGCAAAGTTTAGTGACAGCTACATCCCTACACTAGACGAATACTTCGCACTATGTCGGGCGCGTAACGCGCTTGCAATGCCTGAAATCAAAGGGTATAAAACCCAGAGCAATATCCAGCTTATGCTGGATAGTATGAATAACAACAACTGCCAACCGATTACGTGCTGGCAGTCTTTCAATTTTTCTGATCTACAGTACGTTAGAAATTTAGACGCTACTGTTAGCTTAGCCTATCTTTATACACCAACAACGCAGGCACAGTTGGACACTGTTATCGCTCAGTTAATTGCTCTCGGTGGCCCAGTAGAACTTGCCTGTAGTTATAGCACTGTACTAGCGAATCCCAGTATTACTTGGGTGTCATCAACAAGCGCAGCTAACATTAAGTTAACAGTTTGGACTGTAGACAGCCCGTATATTGCCAAGCAACTTATGGACTTAGGTATAAATCGAATTATGTCTAATTACTATCTGGGGAGTATTATTTAATGGCTATAGCAGCAGCAAATGTATGGACGCAATGGCAGTTACAAGGGTCAGGCGGGTCATACACCATAGACTCTTCTGGAGTTCTAAACATAATTGACGGCTCCACAAGCACTAATCAATCATTGTATCTGACGATTAACGTGCAAGGTGGGGATGAAATAGAATTTTCATGTAAAGCCAAAGCTAACTCCGGCCAAGGTCGGCAGTGGATTAACTATGGTTCCATCGGGAGTGCTTCTGGCGGAAAGCCAGAAATGATTATAGCTAACAACGCTGATTATCGACCATCTGTGCTGAAAGCTGTTGTTCCAGCGTCTTTCGATATTACAACGTGCTACATTGGCGTTGGGTGCACCACTCCAGATATTGGTGATATTTCTGTGATGGAGCCTGTTGTAACTCTCAATGGCACGCAGATTTACTTTGGGATTGACCCTAATAGCAATACCATTCGCTTTAACGCAACCACAACGCCTAATCGTACTATTGTTGCACAATCATCATTTGTTGATGTAAACGGCGGTTATAATGGCTTGTACGCTAGCATTGGCTCACTTAACCCCGCTCTAAAAATGGTGGGGGGCACCAATGAAACTACGACTTTTGGTATCGCCCAATATGCTGATGATGCGGCAAGCGGGACAATCCGCTTCGGTAAAACGCGCACCGCAGTCCCCGGAGATACACCAATCGCAACCGTCTTAAACGATTCTATAGGCGCAATAGACGCTAATGGCGATAATGGTACGGGATTTGTCCCCGGCGCTCGTATAGATTTTCTTCAAGATGGCGTAGCAGCGGCGTTTGTACCGACGGCAATTCGTTTTAGATGCAGCACGGATGTAGCTGATAGGACTACTCGTCTTACTATATCTTCAGATGGTAATTTACGCCCCGGTGCTAATAACGTGCAAGGCTTTGGCACTACTTCTCTGAGGTGGGCTAATGCCTATATCAATAATGTCTATAGCGCTAACTTTTATCCGGGTTCTTCTGGTACTGTTATATGGACTTCCGGTTTCGGCTCTCCTGAAGGAGTAGTGGCTGCGCCTGTGGGGTCTTTGTATACAAGGACGAATGGTGGTGCTGGTTCTACTTTATTTGTTAAAGAGACAGGGGTAGGCGACACTGGATGGGTAGCCAAATAACGCGGCTGCATACTTTTGAAAGCTGAATAGGAATCCACGTGCCCTTACAAAAAGTCCAATTTAGACCCGGTATCTCCAGAGAATCCACCAACTACGCCAATGAAGGCGGGTGGTACGAGTGCGACAAAGTGCGCTTTCGCTCTGGGGCACCGGAAAAGCTAGGGGGCTGGGCATGGCAAGGTGACGAAGAGTATTTAGGTATTTGCCGCCATCTAAACGAATGGACTTCTCTCTCAGGGTACTACTTGCTGGGCGTAGGCACTCACACCAATTTCTACATTTGGGTGCGCGAAAACTTTTATGATATTACTCCTTCGGGGCTAACTCCCGGCCTGCCCATAAATGAGTACGCCGCTGGCTGGGGTGTTGGACACTGGGGTACAGGGCATGGGTGGGGCACGCCGTCTCCTAGCACTTACTCTCCTACGGTTACGGTCACTAGGCTGCGTACGTGGAGTGGGGACAACTTCGGGGAAGACCTCGTTTACAACCCAGCCAACCTGCCGATTTACTATTGGGATGCTTCTGTCAATCTGGACTCAAATGGGGTAGTGACTGGGGCGGGGGTAAATGTAAGGTTCCTACCGGGTGCTGACCTATGCGCTCCTTCTATAGCGTCTTGGGCTTTTGTCACCGAGGAGCGGCATATTGTTGCGCTAGGGGCTAATGTAACGATTCCGGTTTTAGCTGAGACTATTGTTATTGACACAAATTACACCATAGCAGAAGTTGGTAACACAAATTTTATCCCTCTTGGAGCAGCATCTAATACCATCGGGGTTAGCTTTACCGCTATCTTGTCAGGGTCTACGGTAGCAGGCACTACGGGTACTGTTGTTAGTACAAACACTGCTCAGCAGCCCATGATGGTTAGCTGGTGCTCGCAAGAAAATCCTTTGATATGGAATCCATCTGACATCACAAACACTGCGGGCAATCAACTGCTGTCCATAGGTAGCCGCCTCATAACAGCGGAGAAAACGCGCCAAGAGTATTTGCTTTGGTCTGACGCTGCTCTGTACTCTATGCGCTATCTGGGTGCTCCGTATGTCTTTGGGTTCAATGTTATCTCAGCATCAATAAGCATCGCGTCCCCCAATGCCAAGGCTAGTGCAGCAGGTATGACTTTCTGGATGGGGGTAAACAAATTCTATGTATACACAGGAAGAGTGGATTCTCTCCCGTGCTCTTTGTATCAGTATGTCTTTTCAGATATAAACGCCGAGCAGCTAGACATGGTGTACGCAGGCACAAACGAGCGCTACAACGAAGTGTGGTGGCACTACCCCTCCGCTGAGTCATTGGTCAATGATAGGTATGTTGTCTATAACTACTTAGAAAAACTCTGGTACTACGGCTCTTGGGATGCAGCGCAACAGCGCACGGCTTGGATGAACTCCACTCTGTTCAAATACCCTGTAGCGGCAGCGGGTGTTACGGCGAGTGGGAAAGTGCTGTTCCACGAGTTAGGAGCTGATGATGGCTTTGATATTCCGGCGGTTGCTATCGACGCTTATATTCGTAGTGCAGACTTTGACTTGGGTGAGGGCGATAGCTTTTCATTCATCAAGCGTATCATTCATGACGTAGATTTTATTGGGTCTGATACCACTGCTCCTGTTGCTGATGTTACGTTATCAGTGAGAAACTATCCGGGCCAAGCTAATTTTATGCAGTCGAATGACGCCGTTGTGGACGGCTCTGAAGTTACCATTCAGGTATACGAGTACACTCCTGATACGTGGCTCAGACTGAGAGGCAGGCAGGCTTCCTTCCGCATAGAAAGTGATGGCTTAGGCGTTCGCTGGCAGTTAGGTGTTCCTCGATTAGACATTAAGGCTGATGGCCGCAGGTAGATAAAATGGCTAATAACAACAACGTACCCAACTCAGTCCTCCCTCTGCCTCCTTTAGAATATGACACGCAGTATTTTAACAGCCTCGTTCGCCAGCTCAATTACATAATCCAGCAACAGGCGAATCCGGGGCAGATGCGCGGGGCGACCCTGACTTTGACTAATTTACCTACTTCTGCCGCAGGGCTGCCTTCTGGCTCTATCTGGAATAACGCGGGCGTTTTGAACATTGTACCTTAGAGGCAATCATGTACGGACTTGAAAATCTTTTTAGCCAAGGAATCACCGCTGTAGGAGCACCTGCACTATCCTCGTTTGTTAAGGAAGGCACGGGGGACATGATTGCTTCTGGGCTAAGTGGGCTGGATTTGAAACCGGATACGCTCAAGCTGCTGGGAGATATAGGCAGTGGGACTCTTGGTGCTTTGTCTGGTGCAGCTCTTGGTGCGGGTCTTGGCGCTCTTACTGGAGGGCAGGCAGGCGCAGCGGGCGGTGCGGCTACAGGTTTGCTAAGTGGCGGCTGGGGTGCATACAAGTCCAAAGATATACAGGGTGCGCTGGGCAACCCCATGACGCAGCAGGGTGTGGCAAATACTGGGTTTGGTGTGACTCCAGAACAGTTAGCAAAGCCTCAAGCCTTTGGCGTATCCAATCAGCAGTTAGCAGGGCAAAACGCATCTAGCCCCATAGCAGAAGCGTTCAATAAACCTATTGGCGAAATGCCTTCTGAAGTAACGGCACCCACTGCCGTTGCCTCCACTCCTGCGGAAGCTGCACCCGCTTCTTCTGATGTAGACTTAGAAAAATACTTTGATATAGCAGGCAAGGGGGCACTGCCTGCATTTACACTTGGCTCTGGTATTGGCAGTAACATGGCGCTCAGCGACTACATGAGCGAGCAAGAACAGCAACTACAGCAGAAACGCCAGCAAGAAGCAGCCAAGTTAGCACAGTTGACTCAGGGATTATACAACTCTCCGGGCTATGCAGATGGCGGTGCGCTAGAAATTCATCCTCCCAACACTGATGCAACTATACGGTTCCCTGAGTGGTTTCTTGAAGACTACCAACGGTCAGGTGGCCTCGCTGCGCTGAAAGATCGCTTTGCTAACGGCGGCTTTATTCATACCCAGCCCATAGACCCTAACGCAGCGTACCCACAGTCACAAATAGCTCGCGCCACTCCCTATCCAGCGGCCTCCCCTCAGCGGAGTGAAGTTGTAGATCATTACGAGCATGGGGGCTTGCTTGAGGGTGATGGAGATGGGATGAGCGACGATATTCCCGCTAATATCTCAGGACAGGAAGATGTACGAGTCGCTGATGGCGAGTATGTTGTGCCTAAGAAAATAGCGGAATCTATGGAAGCTAAGTTAGACCGTATGCTCACAGCAGTACGAAGTGCCGCGCATTCGCATAAGGGCAAGCAGATTATTCAGGACGCTGCTAAAAAAGCCTTCATCCATGCTATGACCGGAGTTAAAGCCTAATGAACGCTGTAGCAAAAGGGGCGCACCTCGCTGAGCTGAAAGCCAGCATGCACAATGCGATAGACTCTGGCGAGCTTACCCAGATTGAAGCCCCGTTGGATCACTACCATACGCCCGGCTTATATGGCAGAAGAATCTATGTCCCTGCGGGGGCGACGGTTGTAACTAAGGTGCATAAATCAGAGCATATAACGGTCGCGCTTAAAGGCCACTGCATTGTTGTAGATGAGCTAGGTAATAAGGCAGAGGTAATAGCCCCTGCGGTGTTTGTAACTAAACCCGGAACGCAGCGAGCAGTATACGCAATAACCGACGTAGAGTGGCTAACAGTCCATGCTTGTCAAGAGCAAGTGCTGGAAAAGATAGAAAATTTTTTGGTTTGTGATACTATGACTGAATACAACAGTCTACAAATTGAGGATAAGTTATGAGCTTCGCCGCCCTTATCACTATCGGCACTACTATAGGCAATGTCGCCGGGGCAGCGGCAGCTTCTCTTGGCGGCGTTTTAGGTGGAGCAGCGGGCACCGCTCTCGGTGCAGGGGCTGGCGCTGGTGGTTTGGGCACTATGGCTGGGGCTACTATGGCGGGCAGTGCAGGTTCTGCACTAGCAGGTACGGCACTTGCTCCTGCGGCGTCAACGACGGCTCTAGCTAATCTAGCTGCGGCGGGGGCGGGAGCAACGGCTCCAACGTCTTTAGCTTCTGGGGTGGGCGCAGGCGCAGCCGGTAAAATGGGGCTGGCTGGCTTACAGGGAGCGGTTCCCGCTAGTCCGGGCGTGGGTGTTACTTCTGCGGGTGTTACAGCACCAACAGCAGGAGGAGGTATGTCAACTGCTGCACTGCCTTCAGCGGCGCAGGGGGGACTAGGGGCTGTAGGAAACTTCTTAGGGCAAACGGCGACAGGGCAAGTAGTAGACCAAGGCGTCAAAGGTATTCAGGCCCAGCAGCAGCGTGCTTCGGTAAATGCGGCAAATCGTAACGCAACCAGACAGCAACAGCAGGAAGGGCAAAAAGCCCAAGAGCTAGGAGGCAATCTTATGAACCAAAAACTAGCACATGGCGGCTCAGTTAATCTTGAGAATGGGCAGTTTATTATCCCTGCCGACGTAGTAAGCGCTCTTGGTAATGGCTCAACTAAGGCGGGCGCTAAGTTTCTTGATGAGTTTTTCGGTAAAGTCTAGTGGCCTATAGCGTCCAAGAAGTACCCATAGAGTTTGTAAATAGAGCGTGGCCTGATGTAGAGAAGTTTATCACCACCTCTGTTGAGTATGCTGATGGAGAGTTTACTTTAGACGAAGTGAAAGCGCGGCTGGTGCAGGGTTCTTGGGCTTTAGTTGTTGCAGTGGATGAGAGCAACACAGTGCGTGGAGTAGCTACCGTGGCTTATTATAATAGAACTGACCATCGCGTAGCTTTTGTGACTAATTTCGGCGGTAAGTTTGTGTCCAATCCAGAGGTGTTTTCTCAGTTCGCTTCTATCTTAGTGAGCAAGGGGGCTACATGTATGGAAGGGGCGGTTCGTGACTCGATGTTGCGCTTGTGGGCTAGGCTAGGTGCCCGGAAAAAATCCACCAATATCCAAATCATATTGTAAAAATTTAGAAGGTAACATTATGGCCTCAGCTCCCGGACAACTCGCCCAAACTTCATCCACCCAAATAACCGACCTTTCGGACTACGCTAAACAACTATTGTACGGGCAGCAGTTTGCTCCCGGTTCTGTCACCTTGCGCCGTGGCGCTCAAGATGCTCGTTTATACGAAGGCATGTACGGTGGCAATCCTGAATACACTAGGCAGTGGGCGGGGTTAGCCCCCGATGCAGATTTGGCAGCATATAAATCCCAGCTAGGCACTGCCAACCCACCTGCTACCAAAGAAGCGCCAAAGGAAGAAGCGCCGAAAAAGGCGGCTGAAGGCGGCATCATGTCCCTACGTGGCTACAAAAAAGGCAAAGGCATTACCGCTGACCGCGCTGATTTTCTCAGGACTAGGCAAGAGGAAGGCAAGAAATTAACACCTATGCAGCTAAAGAATCTCGCTGCATACGACAAAGCGGAGGCCAAAAGAGCTGCTGCATCCCCCTATACCCGTGCGGAAGCAGATGTAGGCGTAGTGCCATTCTACGACCCTAAAACAATGATGTCTACGAACCCTTACTTTCTTAGGGCTATTGAGGAAATAGAAAAAAGAAAGTCGTGGACTGATCCGGGCGTGTCTGAGCAATACATGAGTCCCTACATAAAGAATGTCATTGACGAGCAGAAGCAGCAGGCTAATAGGGACTTTGCTCAACAGCAGAATCTGCTCCGTTCAAATCAGGTCGGCCTGGGTGCGTTTGGTGGCTCTCGCGGTGCATTGATGGAAACGGAAGGCCAGCGCAACCAGAATTTCCTGCTAAACAAAATAGCCCAAGAAGGCTTGCAGAACGCTTACACGCAAGGTATGGGTCAGTTTAACACGGGGCAGGATCAGCTAATGGCAGGTGCTCAGGGCTGGGGTGCCGCAGGGCAAACGCTACAAGGTCTGGGCCAAGACTACTACAACACCAGACAGCAGAGCGCTAAAAATTATTGGGGTGGCGCAACGCAAGCAGCGAGTCCGGGAGTAACCATGATAACAGGTATGCCGGGATCAGCTACGACGGGGCAATATACTCAGGTGCCTAGCTATTGGGGTGCAGGTAAAGCTAAAGGGGGCAAAGTATGAGCCAAGGAATTGTTGACCAGCTAACTTCTGCTTTCAAGGTATACAGTGCCAATCCTAATGCGGCTAAGCAAGCTGTAGCCGCCGCTGCTCAAGGACAACCTATAGGGCCGAAAGGACTCGCCGCCGCCGCTGCGCTGCAACAAGCACCGCAGGCACAAACCCCCGCACCCCAAGGCACAGTGATGCAGCACCTTGCTCAACAGCAAGGTATTATGGGCCAGCTCCCTGCTATGCAGGGACAGCTTCCTCCGGCGCAGCCACAACCTGAACCTGAAATGGGTATGGCAGGTGGTGGTCTAGTGTCTTTTGCTCAAGGCGGTGTAATCCCCCCTGATGTTCTTGAGGCTATCCAAGAGCACTTTGCTCAAGGTGGCGCAGTGCGTGGATTCCCCACAGGTGGCTCCTTACAGGCGCTATCAAAAATGATACCTGATGCTCCGGGCTACTACGAATCTGGGGATATACTCAGCCGAGAAGATGAAAAGCTGATGCAGGAGTTATTGCGGGAGCAAGACACGGCGACCAGAGCGCGGCTAGAAGAAGAGGCAGCGCGGAGAGGATTACGAGGAGAGCGCTCTAGTCCTTCTGCATATCAACAGCGGGCGGGTATGGTCTCTGACCAACCGGAGCCAACACAAGGGCGGGCCACGCCCAAGTCAATTCAAGGGCTATCTGAAGCAGACTCTGCTACAGAAATGGAGCGGTTGAACCGCCGCCTCAAATGGCAGAATTTAGACAAAAGCGTTGGGTATGAACTACCTAAAGAGCCGCCTCCGGCAAAAGCCCCCCGTGGTATGGACACCAGCAAACTTAGCAAAGAAGCACGAGAGTTTCTTAGCAGGGAGATACCACAGGCAGAAAAACTCGCAGTGCCTGAAGCAGAAAGCCTAGCAACTAAACTAGGTAAAGTGGGTAGGGCCGCAGGTAAGTTCGGCAAAGGGCTTGGGCCAGTAGGCGAAGTGCTTGGGCCAGTAGGCAAAGTGCTTGGGCCAGTGGGCGTAGCACTGGGCGCTTGGGATATGATTGACTCACTCGCTAACCCACAATTCCAAAAACAGTATGCTGAGGACTGGAAAGAGTACATGCCCTCATGGATGGGAGGCAAAGCGGCACCGCAAGAGGAAACAAAAGGAGTTACTGCCCCGCCAAAAAATGGAGCCTCCTCTGATAAAACAAGGCTAGGCGTTACTGAGCAACAGATGGCGAAAGTCTTTCCTAGTGCAGGGCTAGGCTCTCTAAAACAGGAAGGCAAACAGGTTGGTAAACAGGAACCTACTACGGGCGCATCTGTAACACCTCGTGCGGAGCCTACTCCAGAAGCGAAAAAAGCTGGGTATACGCCACCTGAAGAGCAGACCATAAAGACAAATAGCCAAGCGGCCCCTGCTGCTACAGAAGCCTCTCCGCAGGGTGCATCCTCTCTCATGCCGGGAGAAAGCTATGGCATACCCTCTCTTGAAGGCCAAGTCAAAATGCTGGACGAACTGCGTGGGTTATCCAACGCTAAGATGTCTGACGCGCAGGCTAAACGCCTTGAAGAAATGCAGACTGGTGCTAAGGAAGACAAATGGCTAGGTGCCCTTATGGGTATGATTTCTGGCACATTGGGTTCTTCATCGCCCTATCTAGGTCAAGCTATCGGGACTGGTGGCATCCAAGCGCTATCCGCTTACCAGCAAGGAGCTAAAGAAGAAGCAGACATTGCACGTAAAGCCTATGACATATATGGAGAAGAAGAAAAAGCCCCTCAACTGGAGCATGCTCGCAACGTCGATACAATTTTGAAACTGTTGCAGCAGAAAGCTGAAATGGCAAGCGAAGAGCGTAGAGCGGCGAATAGAGGGAGGATGCCTTTTGAAGAGAGATGGGCCTTAGACCGAGAAAAAGGGATAGAGGCTGAAAAACGCGCTGCGCTTGTGTCTGGTAAAACTAATGCAGCTATTGAGCACGCTGCTCTCCAGCAAGCGGTGGCTGATTATAATGCAGCAAGAGACAAGGGCGAAAACCCCAATTTTGACCAAATACTAACCAAGGCGCGAGTTCAATATGGGCTTACCCCGTTAGGGCTAGGCGGTGGCGAGCTAGGCGGGGGCGGGCTGGGTGGCGGTTTAACAGTTACAAGACAAGGCGTAAGGCAGTAAAATACCTCAAGCAACTTTAACTCAGGAAACCGCATGGATAAGTACGCTGGCCTTGCTTCTTTGTTCGACCCTTCTGTTGGCTCTGGCGATGCCGCGCTAGACGAGCTTATAGGGATACGCCCCTATACGGCCAAAGAACGGGAAGAGGATAAGCGGCGAGAGCTAGCGGATATAGAAGCCTACATGGGTGGCGAGGCTAGGCCAATGCAGGGTGATGGTGAGCAGAATCTCGCCTATGCCCGTAGATACTTAGAAGCTAAGGGGTTCCCTGCACATATTGCTGCTGGTGCAGTTGGTAACTTTGCACAAGAGTCAAGCGGTATTTCGGGGGGTTCCTTAAACAAGGAGGGTGGGCTAGGTATCGCTCAATGGCGCAAAGAAAGGCTCTATGGCGGTGGCGGGTATGAAGGGCTAATCCCTTTTGCAAAACGCCAAGGGCGCTCTCCGCAAGACCTTACTACGCAGCTCGATTATTTTGTTAGTGAGTTACAAGGGCCAGAAAGAGCTGCTCTCGAAAAAGCTATGCAGACGCGCACTCCTGAGCAAGCTGCTGTCATACTTGGGCGCTACTATGAACGTCCGAATGAACAGTATGCCAACTATGAAAATAGGGCCGCGCAAGCGCGGCGCTTCGCTGCTATCCCTGACGAGCAAATACAGAACGCTCCGTCTGGAATGTACTTAGATGTAACAGGTGGTAGGCCATTCCAACAACGGCAGGGACAATCCCCACAATACTCTCAGCTAGAAACCACCCCCATGCAGTTAAGCACGGGGCAGACGATCAATGTTGAGAAGGGCATGTCGCATGAAGAAGTAGCGGCTATGCTGAAAAAAGAAGGCATAGAAGGCGTTCCGCTACGCCAATTCCAAGCGCCCAACGGCCAGACTGTCAACGCTGAATATGATATGTCTGATGACGAGGTGCTGGGTATGCTTCGCAAAGAAGCCCCTGAATATGCTACTCCTCAAGGCGCTCCCACTCCCAATAAGTCAAGCTATGGCGCTGCGGCTAAAGAATCGCTTCTGACAAGCGGTGCAGGGATATTTACAGGGCTTGGTGGAGAAACAAAAGAGCTAGGGAAAGCTGTGGCTGACACTGAACTGCTGGGGCAGTATGCGAAGCCTATAGGGGAAGCCATTACAGGTGCTGGGGAGTCGATGCGTGGCTATGGCGAAGAGCTAGGTCATAGAGCAGAGGGCGTCTTTGAGATGCCTAAAGATGCAAGTTGGTTTGAGAAGACTGTAGGCTACCCAATCGTTCAAACAGGTGCGGGGATTGTCCCTTACGCTGCTGCGTATGCTATTCCGGGTGTAGGCCCAGCTACGGGCACTGCTGCTCTGTATGGCGGCGCTATGGGTGGGCTTGAAGAACGCGCTAAGGAAACAGGCAAAGAGTTTGTACCTAGCGAGGCACGCCCCTATGCTGTGGGCGAGACTGCCCTTGATTATGTAGGCGGCAGACTGCTCGGCCCGTTGAAAAAGTTATTCAGTGATGACGTAGTGCTGGGTGCTAGAGAGACTATTATAAAGGCTGTAGAAAAAGGCGGTATTGAAGAAGCCAAGAAACTCGTAGGCTCACGCCTCGGCAATATAGCTAAACAGGTAGGCATCACGGATGCAGCCTTCACCAGCAGTGAAGTAGCTGAGAATGTCATAGAACGCGCCTATGCTGGACAGCCCTTATTTGATGACTCTGCTCTACAGGAATATGCTGACACTGCTAAACAAGTTGCAGGTTTTGGTGGCGTTGCCGGTGTAGCGCAAGGTCTTGGCAGACACCACATCAAGGCTACAGAAGTAGCCCGCATCGAAGAGCAGAAAGCTACGGAAGAGGCGTTAGCCGCACAGAAAGCAGCCCAGCTCGCTCAGCAAACAGCCCTAGAAGAACAAGCTGTTGCTAAGGCAGAAAAGAGGAAAGAGCGCCAACCTATCGAGATACCTGAAGAATTACAAGGTATGCCCTATAAGGACGCTGTGCGCTACATGCAGATGCAGGAAGCCAAGGCACAACCCCCAGTAGAAGAAGTACCAGAACCTACGGTGCAAGAGAAGCCCTACTACGAACAATTAGGGTTGAAGGCGCGTAAGAATACCCTAGTCATGAAGGGATTGAAGCAGCTTAACCCAGATGACCCTTCTCATGGCCCCACTATCAATGCGTTTCTTGATGAAATAGAAGCGAAGAATATGCCCCGCGATCAGCAGGCTATAGACGCTTTACGCACTAAACTTAACGAGGTACAACAAAATGCCCAGCAAGTCTCCGAAACAGGCCCGACTGATGGCAGCGGCGGCGCACAACCCAGCGTTCTCGAAGAAGGTGGGGATCAAACAATCAGTGGCGAAGGAATGGAACCAAGCCGACAAGGGGAGCAAGATGTTGAAGTCGATGACGAAGAACCCACGGAAAAAGTAAAAGCTGTCGCGGAAGAGGTTCCTACGGGGATGGTAAATCCTCGTGAGTTTATGCACTATAAGGATGTAACCAAGCGCACTGCTGAGTTAACCCAAGCGGCGGAGCAATTAGCTGCTGGGGAAATTACTAAGGAAGACTACGCTGCACTGGTAAACAAATATAAACCTGTTACAGCATATCGTAGTATCCCCAAGCCTGCCTCACTGGAAGAAATGTACAACGCTTTATCTAAAGATAAAGTAGACAAAATAGGTGAGGCGAGCGGCACTCTGGAGGAAGGGGAAAATATAGGATTGCGCTTAGACATCCCCGCCTACAGGGATCACGGCGCTTGGGTAGTCACGGTGCATACACCGCGTCGAGGGGGGTTTGCGGGTAAGCCTATTGGGTACGAAAGTGTCGCAGGAGCTACGGATGTATCTTTTGGGATTACTGAAAAAGCTGCATTAAACATAGCTAAGGGTTCTGGTAAAGCCACCATAGCGACAATGGAAGGTAAGTGGAAGCCTGTATCCCCAGAAGAAGCTGCAACGCTGGGAAAGCAATACCTTAATGACCCAGAATGGATTCAGGTGGGCATGGACCCGGAGCGCCATAGCTACTTCTATGATCGCGCTAACATGGAACCCGTTACTCATGCTGAGGAGGTTTTGCAAATCGGCGGTCTAGTGTTCGCTAAAAATCCTACCTATGCCCCAGCAAGCAAATTCCTTTTCTCCGGTAGGGGCAAAAACCCAGACAAAGGAGTGCTCTCCTTACCAATACAAGAGTTCGAGTCAGCAACAGATGCTAAAGACCTGCTGAACAGATACGTCAAAATAGCTACGGATTCTCGCCTACATGATCTTGCTAAGACGTATTTAACATCTCCTCATATTGCGGCAGCCAAGGTTACATTCTTCAAGCAAGGAGACAAGATACCGCGTAATGTTAAAAATGCCTTTGATGCAGCCAAGGCGGGTGCAGTTACCGTAGTGGGCGAAGATGGTGCTCATCTCTATTTCAAAGCAGATGATCCTAACGTTTTCCGCGAAGACAACGTAATCCACGAAGTCACCCATGCTTTAACTGAGGCAGCTCTGGTGCGGAACCCATCTGCACGGGCGGAGCTAACAGGTCTATCGGACAAAATAAGTCGCGTACTTCATTCCAACAACCCAAAGTACGGGAAATTCTGGGATGACATAATAGGCAAAGACCCTAGTGAAACGCTGGCATACAGCTTGACTTTGCCTTCTTTCCGACAGGTTTTAAGCAAGTACGACGAAGATGGGCATAGGCTGAAAGCTAAGCCTGCTGCATTTAAGGGCCAAGCACCTGTACGCACCCTGTGGCAGAAATTCGTTGACACTCTTACAAGATTATTCGGCTTACCCAGCAAGCAGAAACAGGCGTATGACACTGCACTAAACGAGTATCTCGACCGCAAAGCAGAGTACGAAAAGCAAGTTGCTGACTACAACGCCCAGCGCCCAATGCAGGCTAAGCTGGATAGCATCCTACAAGAATTGCTAAAAACTACTGCGGCTGAAGGCGTTGCTATGCCTAGCGACACCGCTGTTAAAGCAGTTTACGCAGGAAAGAGCGCTGTTGGCGCTGACTTAGGCAAACTTGAGGAAGCTGAAAAACGAACCACTGCTGGAGAAAGCGCCCAAAAAGTCCGTAAGGATACAGGCTGGTTCAAAGGCACGGAGGGCGAATGGCGTTTTGAAATTCCAGACGACAAGGCTGAATGGGCGACAGACTGGGAAAAAATATCGGAAGCATCTGTAAGAGGCAAAGGGCTTCGTCTTGAGGATGTACTAGACGCTCCTGAATTATTCGCTGCTTATCCTGAGCTAAAGGGGGTAAAGTTCACTAAGCGCCCTGCCCTGTTTGACTTTTATGACGAGAGTTTAGGTTGGTTTGACCCTGCAACTAACACTCTAAACGTGACACCTAACAACCTTTCTGCTGACGCCGCGCTCGGCACTGCCCTGCACGAAATACAGCATTGGGTTCAAACAAAGGAGGGTTTTGCTCGCGGCGGCAATAGTAATTCGGTGCGCTTAAGCAACATAGATTCCTTAAATAAGCTAGCAAAATACTGGGCACGCAGCGCCCCCTCTAACTATGACGCGCTCAATGCACTGGCTATGGAAGAGCAGGGTGTGCCCTTTAGTAAGGTTAAAAGTCGTTACAACAGAGAAGATATGGTAGCTAGTGTTTTTTACGCTAAGCCTTATGACGAACTCACTGAAGCGCAGCAGCAAACTGTACGCAATAGTGCTAGCGCTAAAGCATTACAGCGCGAATTTTTAGCTTACGAGAGGGAAAAGACCGCCCCGATTGAAGAGCTTAAGGAAAATGCTGGTAAAAACGCTGCTTTATACGAAAGGGTTAACAATGCTGAAACTACGGTTAAGCTGCTAAAAGAGTATATTGCTGATAAGAAAAGAGAGTTTAAGGGCGCTTACGATACCTCAGTAAAAGCTCGACAGTATGACCTTGCTGGAAAAATCGAAAGCACGCATAAAGCCGAAATAGAAAAGCTGGAAACTTCCCTAGATGAGAAGAAAGCAGAACTAATAGAGGCAACCGATGCCCTTAACGACTTTACTAGCCAATTCGCTGATATTCAACACGCGCTGTATAAGCTCCTAGCTGGTGAGCGAGAAGCGCGAGATGTCGCAGGGCGGCGCAAACTGACTGCTGAGCAGCGCAGAGAGAGTGCCCCCTATACAGCGGAGGATATTAGGGAAGATGAGGCTATAATCGTAACAGGTGCTGGAGCAGATGCCGCTAGAGTAATGTCTCGACAAACCCCTAGAGGGCAAAGAGGATTAGCAGGCAAGCTAAAGGACAAGGACTTTGGCGAAAAACTTTCAGAAGCTGCGCGTGACGTTCTTACATCAGGGCGGCATACTTCTTTGCGTAGTGAATGGCTTGACCAGTCTGAAGCATTGGGCAAGGTTACAGAAAACCTGCCTACTATGGTCGGTAAAAAGGCCCGTGTTGATTTCCTAGCTAGCCATTTCGCGCAGGTGGGCAATGTCATTGCTGACTCTATCCATAACGGATTCGTAAAAGATGTAGGCGACGGCTCTGTGATGACGATTAAAGATCACAGTTTAGCCCCAGAGAAGATATTCAGGCGAGTAGCTGAGACAGGCAAAAAAGAACTGTTCAACGAAATGCTGGTAGCACTTAGAGGTCGATCCATACGCGAGGCTGACATAAAAACCAAAGCCCTTGCTGATGATCTGCTGACTAAAGCAGACGAGCTGGATGACTATGCTAGCACTCTACAGGACAAGAAGAAGCGAGCGAGCTTCACTCGGTCAGCGCAAAACCTTCGCACTCTTGCTGAGAAAAAGCTAGAGGGTATCAACTATGATAGAGGCCGCACCGAAGTCTCTGAAGAGGATATTCGTAAAGCAGAGGAGCTAGAACGCGCCGAGCCTGAGTTGGCCCGCGAAGCACAAAACGTCTATGACCTGCTGAGAAAGTCCGTTGATCTTCTCGAAGATAGCGGATTGATAGATTCTAAAACAGCCAAGCAGTATCGGGAGTACCCTAACTACATACCTCTGTACAAGGTGCAAGACTTTGAAGAGGCTATGATTGACCCTAAAAAGCACCTGCAACTCATCATCAGCAAAATGGGTAGAGGTGCAAACAAACTGCCTGAGATAAAGCGGCAGAAAGCTCACTTCCATGAGGTTATGGTAGAGAGTAACATTCTCAAGCACATCGCACTGTGCACCATGACAGCAGCTAAGAACAATCTCAACAAAGCCGCAGCACTACAGATGGAACTCGTGGGTGCAGCAGAGCCTAGCAGATTAGGTAAAGACGATCCTGATGCTGTGCAATTCCGTGACAAGGGTGAGGTTAAATACTACACCATCAAAGATAAGCAGGCGTTGTTCGCTTTGCAAGCCGCGCAGCCTCTAATCAATCCTATCTTCAAACAGCTTAAGAAAGTATCAGGCGTCGTGCGCGGCGCTATGGTTATGAACCCGCTGTTCTGGTATCGGCAGTTGGTGCGTGAGCCACTGACCGCTAGCCTTGTTGGTAGAACAGGGTTGGTGACGCCTTTTGATACTCTTGCTGAAATAACCAAGATAGCCGCAGGTAAGTCCAAGCGGTATGAAGACCTGAAGCGCAGAGGCATAGTCGCAGCACAGGACGTTATCACTGACCCTATAGAGTTCATCAAATATGTCGAGAAAGGCAAAGGCTGGACAACCAAGGGCATCGAGCGGATTAAGGAAATACATGAAGCGGTGGACGGTGCTACTAGAGCGGTGGTTGCTGAACGCGCATATCAAGATGCTATCAGTAAAGGTCTCAGCGAAGAGGATGCGAATAATCTGGCGGCGATAAAAGCACGGGAGATTATCAACTTCTCCAAGCAGGGTAGATCACAGAATGTTCGGGTCATGAGGGCCACTACGCCTTTCTTCGGCGCTGCGCTAAACGGTTTGGATGTACTGATGAAAGCCGCCATGCCTAGAAAATACGGGCGGTTGAGCAAAGCTGAAGCAATGGAAGCTAGACGTATGTTCTACTCTCGTGCGTCTATGATAGCGCTGTACACCGCAGCTTACACTATGGCAAGTTCAGATGATGAAGATTATCTGAGCACTGTAGACCGCGCTGGTAATTGGCTGGTGCCGATAGGTAATAAGGACAACCCCTTTACCAAAATATCTATCCCCTACGAATTGGGCTTCTTCATTAAGACGCTGCCTGAGCTTATTACGCTCCTGAACATGGGGGCTATCTCTACTAAAAAGGCCGTAACAGAAGCGGGCAAAGCAGCTTGGGAAACGGTGGTTCCCCCTATGCCGACTATCTATGCAATCAAACCCTTGGTAGAAGCCTTTATAAACTTTGACTTCCATACGCAAAGCCCCATAGAAACAGGCTCCGATTCCAGAGGAATGATACACCTCAGAAATAAGAAGGCGGGTGAGCTAACCAAAGCGGTTGCAAGCAAGCTGCACGATGCAGGGATAGACCTAGAAACTCTGTCTCCTGATCGTATGGAGCACATAATGGAGGGCTTCTTTGGGCAGATATGGGGTGTGACTCGCGCCGTGTCAGACTATTTTATGTACGATGGCCCTGAGAAACCTGAGAAGATTCTTTCAGATTTACCCCTGATCGGCGGTGCATTTACCAAAGGCGCTAGGGATGCTGCGGTGAATGACTTCTACACGGTTTATAACAATGTTCGAGACCTTGCTGAGAGTGTGTCCAAGTTGGAAAAGGGCGGTGACGTAGATACCCTAGAGAAGCTGCGCGAAGACAAAAACTACGCAAAGTACATGAGAGCTAACACCCCGCTAGGCGACAAGATGCAGGCTATGGATAATAAAATGCAGATCATAACGCGCATCGAGAAAGACCCTACGATAGACGCTGCGGAAAAGAAACGCAGGATAGACATTCAGAACGAACAGCGCAATACGCTCGCCAAGCAAGGACTGGATATTGCTAGAAAGCTAGGTCTGGAGTTTTAGGCAAAAAGAAGCCACCTATGGAGGGAAGGTGGCTTAAGGGTAGGTATAGGAACGAGAGAACAAAACGAAATGCAATGGAGGGATACTACCCCTCCTCAATGCGGTTGTCAAGCTATAATATGATGCTTAGCAGTCTGGTGTTAAAGCGGTAGACCCTCACGGGTGCTGTGGAGTATACCTTGGTGTCGAAGCCTATATTCAGCATCTGCTCTGTCTCCAGTGCATTAGACGCCCTCAATGCTTCCACTAGCTGAGTTGTCGGTAGGCGCTTCTCACTCATCCATGCCTCGAAGTCAGCGATAGTCAGATATAGCCTTTCTTTTGACACTTCGTAGCGCCCCTTCAACGAGCCTATCACGGGCTTGAAAGTAGACTGCCTCATCAGTATATCATCAACTTCTGATGCCCCTGCGCTTACGACAAGAATATGCTGGTGCTTTTCATTCCAGTAACGGCTTATTATTTCTTCGTATTTATTATCCTCGTTGACGATAGATGACTTACGAATGGTAGCACGGGTGGTTGTCACTAAGCCTAGCGCCCACTCCCATATAGGCTCTATAGGCACCTTGATTAGACCCAAGCGATTAGCGATTTCCGCCCCCGTGAACGCCGCCGCAAAACAGGCAGAGTAGAAACGGTCTTTGCTCTTCAGCCCTGCTTCCTTATCGAACTTGTCGTGTATCTCTTTCATGCGTTCAATCACGTTGTCCAGATTAGGCACAACATACTTCATGAACTCTTCGCCTGCTATGCCGTAATGTCTAGGCAAGGTATAACTGAATAGGTCATCTGCTTCCTGTTTTGTCAAGCTCTTGTCCAACGGCACAGGGATTTCAAGGATACGATACATCTCACCTTCTACAGATGCCTTGTGTTGTTTAAGCACATCGTACAGGCTGTTGTTGCCTGAAGTCTGGAATATCGTAGCCCATGTTGTCTCGTTGACTCGCTCCTCATTTGCATTACTAGCCATGCGATTTCTGCCACGGCCAGAGGACAAGTCAAACGCCAGCCTGCTCACGGCTTCAGGTGCCATATTGGTCAGCTCGTCTATGCAGACAGGGATATTGTTCAACACACCTGCTCTATGCAGCTTGGCATTGTTGGTGTCGTTGTCTGTCAGCATACCCTCTACAGGATTACCCCATACGCTTGTTGCTACCTTCTGTGCGGTGGATTTGCCTACGCCAGAAGCTACGTTAGTCAGGTGCAACAACATGCTGCCTTCGCCAATAAACTTGTAGAGGGGTGCACCGAAACTTGCGAACAGACTGAAGCCTCGCGCCTCATTTCCCGGCATAGCATAGGTATTGGCTACTTTCTGCCACATCGCTAGCTCACCCTGCTTGGAGTAAATCTTAGCTACGTTCTCTACATTCTTTGCAATAGGGCAGAATTTGATATTGCCGGTGCGATCTATTTCTCTAGTGCCTATTACAAAGCTCTGCCCGTTATCATGCCAGCCAAACTGCATCCTTGATCTTTCCGCCGCGCTGTCCTTTTGCAGCTTGTGAACCCATGCCGCTAAGTATTTTCTTAGTAGCTCTAGGCGCTTAGGATTCGCTGCGGCGCTGACACCCTTCTTGGATAGTAACTCTTGCAGCTTGTCTGTCTTGAATACAACGGTCAGGGGTGCAGTAAACTCAGCGATACCATCATTAGGCAGTCGCCTAGCAATTACAATGTATTCCTCCTGCCCGTCACACATCCTGCTCTTAACCCACAAGTCATGCTCATACACCATAACTTCATCAGGGTCAGCGTCAGGGTCTTCTGAAGGTGCTGCATCCTCTGGGCTTCCTCTAAATGCCACACCACCTGTCTTGGGTCTTAGCCAAGGAAAAGGGTAGTCACTAGGTATTTCTACTGTAACTGTTTCGCCAAGGCTCTCGTGCTTATCCTCGAAAACATTGTCTTCAGGTGTAGCTTCTTCAATCATTACACCTAACAGCAGAGGAGTGCTGATCTTGCCTCTATGGATACACTGCCCACAAAGCTGCGGCTGGTCTAATTCTTTCCACTTCTCGCATAAGCGTGGCCCCACTTTGCGCTCAGCCTTCGCATAGGCTTCGGCAAATACATAGTCGGGGTGGTCTCTCGACACCATGTCGATAGCTTCGTTTTTATCTATGCAGTGCCATGCAATAGATAGAGCGGCATCCCACATAGGCTCTTCTAGTGATGCTCTATTGGCAACGCAGTAGGCGATCTGCGGGCACCCTGCGCTTTTCTGAATCTTCTTGTTGACGAGGCGGATTGCTTTCTTGCCGTCCTCTTGTAGATACTCTTCCTCTACCTGTTCCGTAACCTCAATAGTCTCAATGCTTTTCTTGTATATGCGGCTGAATTTGTACTTCGTGCTGTTCTTCAGCAGTGCATCCATCACAGGGTCAGCGTTATTGGCTGAGTATGATCCCCGCGCTATGTAGCCTATCTTGGATGCAAAGTCCTCTAAGGAAATAGCAGCGCAAGTTTTCTTTAACGTGACTAACTTGTGAGCATTGTTGCGCTTTTTGTTCGTAGTCCCCGGTATGCGAAGGATTCGCGCACCGTCTGCTGTAACTACATTGTCTGCTTTTAGTCCCTTCTCAATCGTCTTTCTTTTCAGAGCATCAGCTACGGGCTTCCATGCGTTATAGTCTACCGATTCGTCCAAGGGCCAGTAGGTGTGAACTCCGAATCCTGAATCTACTAGTGTCGGTATGGGCAGTCCGACCTCTTTGCAGAACGCTGTCAGTGCTAGTATTGCTGTCTTTTGGTCTGGGTAGCTCTTGTCTTTCCCGCAATCTAAGTCTAAATAAAATGTTTTAAGACTATGGACATTACGAACATCCTTAGCCTTAGATGAATCAACGTAACTTGCACACCCGAAATAAACTTCGCGCCCTGCCTCATCAAGCGACCTGATGCACTCATCTGCCTCCTCACTCCCCATGTTGAAATACTTAACAACAGGAGGTGCAGACCTATCACTCATCAACCCTACGATGCAAAGCAAGCCGTTTTCGGGCAACACAACATCTAATAATTCTTGTCCTATCATGGTGTCCCTGCTTGCATGTGGAAAGGGCGGCGATTATACGCCGCCCCAAAGGATAAAGGAACTAACCCTTAATCGTCGGTAGCCCAGTCATCCAGTGTGTCTTCTATGGACTCCTCTTTAGCAGGGACTGGCTTGCTCTTGTTGCTACGCACCACAGGCTCGGCCTCTTCACGGAATGGCGTCGGCGCTACTGCCACATCTTTTCTTGCACTTGCATCAAGAGTGCCCGGATTGAACACGATAGCTGCTTCTGCTTCAGGGCTAGCACCCTTCTCTGCTGCTATGGTTAACTCGTCGCCCTTGAGCCTACGCACCGCACGGAAATACAGGCGGGGTGTATCTGAGTGTTCATCGAAGCGCATTTCAGTCACAACCCGCGTGATTGAATAGTTGTACGCTGCGAGGTGCTTAACATAAGCGTCCAAGCCCATGTGGTCTTCATCGGGAGCTTTGCCAAACAGTGAAGTAGGTGCAAGCTGCATCTGATACACGTCACTGTTCTCTATGTTGTTGCCCAGCAGAACTGCCAACCTGCGAGAGTATTTGCAAGCGCGGCTCTTGCCATTAGAACCTGACCCCGATTTGTTCATGGGGCAAGTCTCACAGGTTTTGCCCTGCGGTGCCGCTGACCTTGCGTCAGGCTTTATGCCATCATTCGACCAGCAGTCAGGTACGGAAATAGCATTGGGGTCATACAGCTTCGCGTAATAGGCTCGGCTAACATGAGGTGCGGCATTGACGATAACTACATCCATCTTGGAGTCAGGGCTACGCGCCGCTTCCTGCCCATTAACGATCATGCGGAATTTGCCACCCTTTATAGAAATGCGCTTGTAGTTCGCATTGCCCAGCAGTCGTTTAGTAATCTCATCAAGACCTGTGCTGTCAGCTTTGTTGATAACAAGGTCAGTCTCATCGCGGAATAAAGTTACATTAGTAGCCATTGTGTTTTCCTATTTACGTATTAAATTTTCTTGGTAGGGCGGCGAACCATGACAGTGTAGGCACTGTCAACATTCATTCCAGCGGGGTGTGCCTCTGGATGCTCTTCCAAGAACTCTTTCATTGCAGAACCGCAAATGCGCTTTTCGAGTAGGTACGGTGCGTTATACTTGATGATTACACCGTGTAGTGAACCCCAGTCGTTTGTCCAATAGCGCGTAGTGGTTGTGCGAATAATCGTCCCGTGCGGTGTGCGTATGCTAGACGCCCCCTGTGTGTTGCACAGAACATTCATCTGGGCGCGTATGTCCTCCATTCTATCCTTCAATACGGCTTGTTCTTTTTTATGCTTGTCTTCGAGAATCTCCAGTTCTGTTTTTAGTTCTATGTATTCTTTCGCCAAAAGGCTAGCGTCTACAATTTGCGCTTCATTTTCCATGTTAACCTCTGTTGTCTAGTTCCCACCGAATACCTTCGGTGTGCGGGTATTATACTGTTTTTACTATGTTTTTACAAGGCACCTCCCAAAAAGCTCTGATACATTTCCAACAAACTTTTTTGCGCCAGTGTGCGGCTGGCTAGCGCTTTGTACAATTTGGTCTCAACAGGACTGCTGCATAGGTGGACTACCAAACAAGGATTCTTCTGCCCCGATCTATGCACCCGTGCATTGGCCTGTAAATATGTCTCCGCCGATGTCGTTGGGGAGAACCATACTACCGTATTAGCTGCTGTCAGTGTAACCCCATGTGCCGCCGCCTGTGGCTGAATGACTAGCACCTGTGGGTTTTTATCAGTCTGAAACTCTTTGAAAATAACCGTGCGCTTTTTAGCCGACACATCACCGTGTATCGCTGCTGTGGTTATGCCATGCTTATTCAGGTAGCGCTCGACCAAATCTATCGAGTGCCGAAAGGCGCAAAACACTAGCGTTTTATGCGAGACTTGCTGAACAATGTCCAGCAATTCTTCCAGTTTGTTAGAGCAGTCAAACTCAACAACCTCTCCAGTGTCAGAATACACTGATCCACAATTATGCACAATAAGCGGCCCTTGGTGCCCAGCTACAACAAACCTAGCCCTGGGTCCGCAGTTAAGTAAGTCGTAAGTTTTTTGCTCTTGTCTGGAGGCACCATCAGGGCTATTTCTACGGGCCAACCCGCCTTTAGGCGTCTTCTCAATGTGATAGGCTTGATCCCATACGCCTTCGCCGCTTGTGCTATGGGCATTAAACCTTTCGGGGTGTCTATGAGTACATTCGTCCGTTTGTTCAGCCCCTGCTGTTCTGCGGTAGCCCATCGGCAATTTTCTGGGGAATATGGGCCATTGTTGTCTATTCGATCCAGTGTGAGCCCCTTCTTGTATACCGGCCCCATATCTAACCAAAACGCCGCGAATGAATACCGCCAACTTTCGCATACTGCTATACCCCGTGCCCCGTAATTTTTGTAGTCCTTGTTGGAGGGATTGTGACAACGGAGTATCATGTTTTGATAATTGGAATACGCCTGATGGTAACTCATTTTGTGCGTTTCGTTCCCGTGGTGGCAGCCACAACTCCTTGGGTATTTTCTGTGCTTCGCCCGCAAGTATTGGCTCTCCCTTTCCGTAATGTTCCCACAATCGCAAAGACAAAGCCATCTGGCTTTTTTTGCTTTCCCAACTGATGTTCCGGCCCTTGCTATCACAGTCAGGTAGCCGAACTTTCGCTGCATCAAATCTATAGCCGGATTTGCCATATAGTATATCTCCTGCTGTGCGCCAACCTTGTGTAGTAAGGACATTATGATCTAGTGTCATAGATACCCCGTAGCAGTCCTCTACTTGCTTAACTCCTCGGAATATGACTCCACCATGATCTACCCATTCCTCTCCATCCCAGACTTTATGCTTGGCTGATACGTCTTGTATAGGTATCCAGCCTATATCCGTGAGTACCGGAGTATTATACACTATGCACGAAATTTGCAATAGCTTCCCCATCTGCACAGCGGCATTTACCGCTGATATATCCGTCCCCGCCGCCTGAATGAGCTGCTCTTTCCTCAGCTTATCATAGTATTTTTTCTGCTGCGCTGTCATAGGTATTTGCCTATCTGAATACAGCATATCCGGTAAGTCTAGGCAGTCTTCTGTCTTGTATCGAATGGCTGGCTGAAGCGCTTCATACACAATATCTTGAGCTTCTGGGCGCGGAACGTATTTGAACTGCGACGTTTTCAGCATCACTTTGTCTTTCCATGCTCCAGCATATCCCGGCACAGCGCTTGGATTCACTAGCCTAGCCTGACCATACGCATCTTCTGGTGACTGCGCTGCGGGTGTTCCTGTCAATAGCCAGAGCCATGTGTCTGCCTTTATCAATGAGTTTAGCGTCTTCCATCGCCTTGTCTTTACATTCTTTAGCGCAGTGCTCTCGTCACACACAATCAGGTCAAAGCCACCCTGCAATATCTCATCGCGCACCACTTCAATCCCGTCATAGTTGATGATGACAAAATCGGCCTTACCCTTTATAACGGCGATGCGCTGCTCTTTCGTGCCGTGGGCTATACCCACTCGCCTGTGCATAACTGTATTGAATAGGTCTGACCGCCATGCACAATCCATGATAGACAGTGGGCATACGATCAACACGCGCTTTATTGCTTTGGTGTTCAGCAGGTAGTCTGCGGCCCACGCTACAGCAGAGGTCTTCCCCGTCCCCATCGCATTAAGGCAAAACGCTCTCCTGTGCAATGTCAGAAACGATGCAGTGTCCCTCTGATGGTCAAACGGGCTGTATATTCCGGGCCAGTCGTACTTACCAAGGATAGGTGACAGCACCTTTTTGAAGCCTAGGTTTTTCAGAATCATGGCATTGCCCAGATTCCAATGCACAGCAACATCGTGCACTCCATGCCCTTCTTTTATAACCTTGGACTTTTGAATCACCTGAGTGATTTTGTCTGGGTTCTTTGTACGCACAACAAGTGCGCTATTTGCTAATACTTCCATAATTTCACCACATCGCTTAGGGAGCGACGACCCATGTTGTTTCGCTAGATACTTTTAGAGAATGTCGTAGGTGTCATCCTCACTTGATATTTTAAGAACATCCTGCACATCGGGTTTGATAACATCGCCGCTGTGCACCCACTCCTTGATCTGTTTGTAGCAGTGCTTCCTCTCCCGACGGGCTACCACAAAGGTCATGTTTATCAACTCATCCAAGAACCGATCTATGACCTCTTGCGGCATCCCAGCGTTTCGTGCTAACTGCTTAACGCTTTTAGTTGTTACTCTCATTTTTTCTTTTTCGGACTGTCATAAGTTGCTTTGGGTTTGTGGTTGCTAGCTCTAGCATAGCTACGGTTGTCATGCTTAGAGGTTAAAAAATATCCGTCTGCATTAGAGCCACCTTTGGACAAAGCCTTTTTATGCGCTATGTCTTTGCCGGTTCTATCCACACCTTCTTTATCCAGTTTATACCTAGCACGCTGACGGGCCAGCTTAGCTTGAAGGACACCGCCGTCTTTTTTCTGCCGTGCCTTTTCATTCTGCCAATCACGCTTGTAGTCTCTCACCTTAGAGGGCATCGCCTTCTCCTATCTATTTCTGCCGTTATGCTCACAAGATAGTGCTTCGCACCACTTGCCG